AAAGATCTCTGCCGCCTTGATCCACTGCTTCCAATATATCTTTTAGTGCTAACTTACTCATAATGGTTTATCCTTGCTAAGCCTATATATCATTATAGCACGATCTAGGGCCTTTTGTAAAGCGATATTGGTTTGCGCTTCTCTCCGAATCTCACCCCACATTTTATCTTCCATTATGTGTTCGCGTAGTGGTCTGCCGTCATTGGTTCGAGGATCTGGTTTGTTTTGCATTTGATATTTGTATCCAATCAATTTGCGATCAGTTTTGCCAAACTCGCGAGCGTACACCTCATCACCATTTTGCTCGTATATGTAAGTTGCGCCAGGTGTTAGTGTGCCCATACTAACCTTTATAAATCATAACACAGTCTTTTGGCCAACTTACTGCCATAGTATAACCCCAATCTAATAAAAGATCGACTGCTAAATTTCCTTCTTCGCCATAATATCTACCTGAGTAGTTTTTGTCTTCCATCAAAATAACAGGTTTGTATTTTTTAATAGTTTGCTCTGCTCCTCTTAAGATGTAAGGTTCATAGCCTTCACAATCTATTTTTATAAAATTCATATCTTGAAAATTAAATGAATCTACAGTTTTACAAAGAAATTCACCATCTTGACTTTTGTTAACTGATGTGCCAAACGTATTTTTTCTATAAGTTAACGATACAGTTTCTTCTTTATCACTTAATCCACAATCGTAGACTGTAACTCGATCTAAATTAAATTTGTCAATGTTTTGTTTAAGGCAATCTCTGACACGGGTATCAACTTCAAACGCATGTATGCGACTAAATTTTTCATTCAAAGAATAACTCATAAGACCGTAATTTGCGCCTGCATCAATTGCGACATTAAAATTTTCAACGTATTTTAATGCCTCGTTTAAATTATTTTTTTGGTAGTCGAGTATTGTAATACTGTCATCTTGTTGTTGTTTTTTTTCTTTTGCCAACGCAGATTTTAATGCTTTATCTCCAGGAACGATTATCCAGTCTTCAATATTCATATTAATTCCCCTGTTAAATTTTATTTTTCTGCAATCTTTTTAAATCTGCATCTACCATTTCTTTAATCAATGTTTCAAAATTTGTTTTTGGTTGCCATCCTAAAATCTTCTTAGCTTTTGAACTATCACCACACAGACTATCTAGTTCGGCAGGCCGTTTGAATCTAGGATCAGACTCTATATATTTTTTCCAGTCAACAATGCCAACATGATTAAATCCAATGTTTAATAAATCATTAATGCTATGTTGTATTCCTGTGCTTACAACATAGTCACCTGGTTCGTCTTGTTGAAGCATCATCCACATGGCTTCCACAAAGTCACCGGCAAATCCCCAATCTCGTTTAGAATCCAAATTACCCAAGACGATTTTATCTTGCAAGCCTAGTTTAATTCGAGCAATGCCGTCTGTAACTTTACGTGTTACAAATTCTCTACCACGAATAGGACTTTCGTGATTGAATAAAATTCCGTTTGATGCATGTATGCTATAGCTTTCTCTAAAATTAATAGTCATCCAATGTGCATATAATTTGCTAACTCCGTAAGGGCTTCTCGGTTTAAAGGTTGTATTTTCATCTTGCATTTCACCGTTACTATTGCCGTACATTTCGCTAGTACTTGCTTGATAAAATTTAGTAGTTGGGCTATTACTTTGAATTGCATTTAGAATATTTAATGGCCCAATACTATTCACTTCAGTAGTTAATTTATTAAGATCCCAACTGGCACCAACAAAACTCTGTGCCGCTAAATTATAAAATTCGTTAGGTCTAATAGATTTTACAAGATGATTCATTGAGTTTTCATCAGTTATATCACCTGTTATCAATTCGACATCGTTCTCAATTCCTAAAAATTTAATATTATCTAAGTTGGGGTTACTGTATCTTTTTACTAACCCGTACACTTGATAACCTTTTTCTAATAATAATTTTGCTAGATACGGCCCATCTTGACCAGTCATTCCTGTAACAAATGCTTTTTTCATGTTAACCCTTTTGATTGTTGTATACCTGCTCTACTACCAATTTCACCAATGCTAATGAGTCAGTTAGGTCTCTAGCATCATTACCAATAAAGAATCCGTTTGCATCCACATACTCTGCATTTTTAAGGGATCCGTTTGTTCGATAATTCATAAATTCACAAGCAGGATTATTGATAAAGTTTCCGGCAACAATTGGTCTAGTTTCAACACCGGCAGCAGTTAATTCTTTAATTACAATGTCACGCTTGCCTTCTAACTTGCCTTGTAACAGTATTGAAAATCCAAACCAACTACTGATACCATATTCTTGCTGTGTAGTAACGTAATCAACGTTATCAAATAATTTTTTAAATGTTACAGCATTGTTTCTTCGTTGATCAATTTGTTTGTCAACCTTTTTCAGTTGCACTTGTCCAACAGCACCGCTCATTTCTAAAGGTCTTAAACAGTAACCAGGTAACGCAAATCTAAAACTATCCTTAAACGGATCACCAAGTTTATTGCATACTAGATTTTCTGCAGGCAAGTCTCTTAACCAGCCATGCGCCCTAATACTTTTCATCATTTGATATAACTTTAAATCGTCAGTCAATACCATACCGCCTTCCATAGTTTGCATGTGATGACTAAAGAAAAAACTAAATGATCCCATTACTCCCCAAGTGCCGCAATAACTATTATCTAATTTTGCACCTAAACTTTCGCAATTATCTTCAATCAAGATAATATTTTTTTGATTGCAAATTTCAACTAACTTGTCTAACTCAGCAGGATTTCCTAATAAATTAACCGCAAAAATAATTTTAGTTTTGTCTGTGATAGCATCAATGACTGAACTAATTTCAAGATTTAATGTTTCTCTGTTTATATCAACAAACACTAATTTAAAATTATTTTGATGTACTGGAAAGAATGTTGTACTCCAACTAACTGCGGGAACAATAACTTCGTCGTCTGGTTCTAGATTGTATCGATCATCATAACGTAGTGCAGTTAACATTAATAAATTGGCACTGCTCCCGCTATTTGCCATTACTGCATATTTTGCCTTATACCGTTCTGCAAATTGTTTTTCAAATTCTGCTACTTCATTGCCCATTGTATAGCGACCGCTATCGATAACTTTTTGAAGTGCTTGTTTTTCTTCTGCACCCCAGCTATCATAAGCTAACGGATATTTCATTACTGTGTTCCCTTTAAAGATTTTGTCATAATTTTTTCTCTTTGATCCTTTCTACCACCTTTGAAATGTATCATGTATCCTTTAAATGTCTCGTTGAAAGGATTTTTTATATTGTCAGGTGTGAGATTATAGCTTGTTATTTTTTCAAGATTCTCTAATTCTTCCCTAGTGGCGTCAAATACGTGACAGTCAGTGTATTTGTTTAGTGTATATATTTTATCAGAATCGTAATAATTTTTAAAAATATCAAAAAACTCATCAGCACAGGCATGTTTAAGATCAAATCCAATAAACCCTGTTTCAGTATAACTTTCACTTCTTCCTAAATATGATGTAAAATAATTATCTGGTAAAAAATTATTTAGATATTGTTCAGTTATATCGTTTGTTAACACAGTGTCGGCATCTAACCAAAATAATTTATCTACATTACTGTTTTTGCCTGCATGCCAAATAGCATAACTTTTATGACTAAACCTAACAGCGTCCTGAAGAAAATTACTAAAAGTTTTATCTTTGTTTCTAGTTTTAAAATTAACTAAGTCAGGAACTGATTTTTCTAAATTTAGAATATGAATATTAGAACTAGGTTTGATTGATAAATTATCTACATAGAGAAAAACTTCAATGGATTTATCTAAATGATTTTTAAGACTATCTACAAATTGTTCTGCATAATCTGTGTATCCTTGGTCGCTGAAAGTTGATACTATTCCGATTTTCATTTATAACCCTAGTTCTTTTTTAAAATTATTGATAGTAGATAATCTATGCGTATCAATCTTTGAAAATAGTAAATCTAATTGTATTACTTTACCAGATTTATTAGTATGCATGCCAAAAATATCTTGAATAAAAAAATTAAAATCTTCCATGCGTTTTACAATAACATCTGCTAATGGGGCATCTTCGTTATACGGCGTTAACGAAACTTCTATAATAACATATGAAGATTTTGGTAAAGTTAATTGGCCACCGTTAATAACATCTAACTCGGCTCCTTGAACATCAATTTTAATTATATCAAATGAAGTGTTGGGAAATAATGTATCAAGTGTTGTTACAGGAACTTTAATTTTTAAAATTTCTTCCTCGGACAAACTATTAAAATTAATTTCTTTATAAAATGATGCACCTTTAGAGTTTGATTTAGCTTTTGGTAAAATAAGTTCTAATTCTCCAATTTTGTCCGACAGCCCTAATTGGAGATACTTAACTCCTAGTTTTTTCAATCCTCTTTCGCAATGAGGATTTGGCTCAATTGATGTTATTTCACATTCTGGAAATATCTTTTGCCACTCACCAGCAAACTGTCCAGTATTTGCTCCAATGTCAAGACACGTAGCAGGATTAAATTTATCAAATGCGGCTCTTATTTGTTCTGCCGTCGGGTTGCTCATTTTATTTTGCGTATCCTACTGTTTCACGTTCAATGTCGTCGTGATCAAACTCTGCCCAATATAGTTCAAATGCAGTACAATCAGTTACCGCTTCAAACTGATGAAACTCACCAGGTGCAACTTTTGTATACTGCCCAGCAGTCAACACCGTTTCATCTACTAGGTCATAATTGTTTTTCCACACACGAATAATCATAGTTCCTTTTTCAACAAAGAAACCATTCCATTTATATTTGTGTTTATGTTTAGAGCAGGTACCGCCTGCTTTGGCCTCGATGCGGTGAAATTCTAATACACCGTTAGCTTCTAACAATTCTGTTTGTCCCCACACTTTACCTGCTTTCATTTTAGTTCCTTGTTATTTGTTGCGTAATCCAAGAGTACGTCTTTAATAATCCAGTTTCAAGATCATCGGTTGGGCTCCAACCAATCACATCTTTAATTAACTTGTTATGACTGTTGCGCCCCATTACACCCAATGGTCCTGGGATATTTTTTATTGTTATTGGTTTATCTACTAGTTTAGATATTAATGTTACTAGATCATTTATACTGATCATTCGTTCACTACCAAGATTTAATGGTGAAGTGTAGTCGCTTGACATAATTTTGTGTATGCCCTGTATACATTCATCAATGTATAAAAAACTTCTAGTTTGATTACCTGGACCCCACACTTCAACTTCACCGTTGCTCAGTGCAACCTTTCGACACAGTGCCGCCACTACTTTTTCTTTTCCACCATCCCAAGACCCCAATGGACCAAATATGCTATGCAGTCTTGCTACACGTACATGAAGATCATAGTTTTTAGCATAGGACAAGTATAGTCGCTCACTAAACAATTTTTCCCAGCCATATTCACTATTTGGGTTTGCCGGGTATGCACTATCTTCACTTAACGATAGATTATTTGGATCTGTTTGAATATGCCCTGGATACATACAAGCACTTGATGTATAAAATACACGATTAACTTTTTTCAACACCATGGCCTGCAATACATTTAGATTGATCAATGCGCTGTTGTGCATGATATCTGCATCATTGTCACCTGTAAAGATGTAGCCAGCGCCGCCCATGTCTGCGGCTAACTGATAAATTTCATCTACGTCTTCAGTAATTAATGAGTTAACATTATCTGGATTACGTAAATCCATTAGGCGAAATTCGTTGGCCGTAGTAACGCTGTACTCAGGGAATTTTAAATCAGCACCTATTACGTAACAGCCTTGTTGTTTAAGACTATTAACTAAATGGGTACCAATAAATCCACCAGCGCCACAAACTACAACTTTTCTCAATTTCATCTTTGTCCTTTAATTGCCCTAATGCGCTCGGCTCTTTCATGAAACTCTCTGCAATCACCATCACAAAACACCCCTTGCGTGATTGGCTCGTCACAGGCTAAACAAAGTCCAGTCTTTTCTGGAACTTTCATTCTTTTAGCTAATGCTTCTGCTATTCTACGCTCTTCGAATTCTTGAGCGTCATCAATTATATCTGCCATACTACTATCCTATAAAATCTTACTAACATCAATTATTTCACTTTGTCTACTTATCTCTTTGACAAAGTATGCACATTCTGGTTTATGATCATTACTTAGCGGAGTTGCTAATAGTTGATTATTTTTCATTTTAGGAAAGTACCATTTGACATCATTGTAAAAATTTACAATTTCAATCTTTCTAAATTCTACCCTAAAACTACTCAACGGATTAAAGATTAATGCATCAAACCCCCGATCATTTAAACTAGTCAATGGTAATATTTCTACATCACATCCACTTGATGCATCTCCTACTGCTATACTCCAATCAATGGGCATAGCAATTTCTTGACTACCAATTCTAAGAACCATTGCTGGACTATTAAACGACTCTAAAAATATTAGAGGCATAAAAAAGAAGTCTGGATCTTTTGGATCGCTGTTGTCTAAAACTGCGAATCTTGTATTTTCATCTACCTCATCTGGTAAATTATTTAATGAAAAAAGTTTGTTATCTAATGTTAATATTTGCATAATTCCTTATTTTTGCCAATCCACTTTGTCTAATGTAAATGGGTATTTGGCTTCCTTGTAAAATTTCTTTCTTGCTGTAAGGTGCCGTTTGGCGAACTTACATGTACTGGTAACGTCCCAGATTTGGACAAAGTCCTTGTCCTCTGCTTTTCTAATGCCTCGCCCAATACTTTGTATAACGCGGACAAAGCTCTTTCCGGGCTCAAGAAGAACCAGATTAAAAATCCTTGGGATATTAATGCCAACAGCGGCCACACCGTAAGTCGCCACAATAACCTTATTAGTACTTGTTTTAATTTCATCATATTCGTCTTTTCTATCTTTGGTCTTTACCTCACCACTGACAAATACTGCATCTGGTAATTCATTAATTAAGAATTTTCCTGAATCAATTCTGTTTACTAATACAAGTGTGTTGCCACTGTTGGATATTTGTTTAATCAAATTACTAATGTAAACCATGCGCTCGTCATTAGTAACAAGATATTTTAATTCTGATTGATAATCTCTAAACTCAGGCAAATCAATCATCTGTACAACGTTAACGTGACAGTTACTTAGTACACCTTTTTCCTGTAGTTCGTGTGCTTTAATGCCACCTACTACTGGACCAATACTTGCAAAAATGCTTTCACTTTCAAATGCTTCTTTAGGCACAGTGCCGGTAAGTCCCCAACGAATACAAGCATTGCTGAGATTTTTAGTTAGCAAGTTCTTTAATACTTCAGCTTTGGCCATGTGTACTTCGTCAACTATAACTGTGCGTACACCATCTAAAAACTCTGCAAGTGTTAAAATATCATGCTCGTGATTCTTACTTTTCTTTTCAAGTATGTTCAAACTTTGCCACGTACATATAGTGTGGGTTTTGTTTAAATCCTTACGATCACCGTAGTAAACGCCAACATCTAAACCAACACTGATAAAATCTTCTTCTGTTTGTTCAACTAGACTTTTGTTGGGCACAATAGTAATAGTACGACCATATCGTTCACACAGTTGACTCAGTGTCGCTGTTGTGATTGTTTTGCCAGCACCAGTCGCAATCTCTTGTAACGCTTGCGGATTCTTTAAGAATATATTAACAGCATCAACTTGATAGTCACGCAACATAATTGGTTGACCTTCTTGTTGATGTCCTTTGGGCCATACTTTGCCTTGATCGGCCCAATATGTTTCAGTTACTTCGTCAAATTCTAGTTTAACAGGCTGTCTTAAATCTTCTACATCAGCAATCTCAATTCCCATATTAGTGAGTATTTCAATTATCTGTTCTAGTTGATTTAAGTATCCGTTGCCACCAATGCCAAACAAACTAGTCATGCCGTCCCAACGTCCCAACTTAAATGCTGGGTGATACCTTGCATGGGGTATTTCATATTTGAATGTATTAGCCAGTTTACGTCGTGCTTCAAGCTCAAGGCCTTCTAGCTTGATGTTAACCTCGTCTTTAATAATTAACTTACACGATGACATCTACAGTTCCAATCATTGGTTGTGAGCTAGTATAGTATACTATCAAATCACAACTATTGCAATACACACTTGTTTTATTATTTCTAAAATGATTTGAAAAACTAATCACTGTTTTGGGATACCAGTCAGACTTTAAAAAGAACTTAGGAATTTTTCCATTTGCTATTATTGACACACGATTATTGTTGTCCAACTGTTTATTAAAGCCATATTCACTAACTAGTTTATTAAATTGTTCCCCGTCACCGCTGTTGTTAAATCTAAAATAAACGCCAACGTTGACTGTTGGGTCAACAGCATCAATAACCGTTTTTACTGTTTTTAAATTTTTAACAGATACACCGGCATCATACTCGTCAAAAATGCATAAGGTTGGCATTTTTCTTAATTGTCTAAG